AACTGTGGACAGAATTAGTCCCGAAGCTCCTGTGCCAGTGTTTAAGTTTAGTCACGAAGAAACTAAACCAGGAATGGCAGGAAATGTGGCACGTAATTTAGAAGCACTAGGGTGTAAAATTAATTACCTTCACGGAGAAACTGGTACAAAAACTAGATTAATTGACCTCCGTAGTAAACAACACATAATAAGAATAGACGACGATGTTGTATCAACGCCTTTAGAGTTTGAGACAGCCATTCCTCCTGTATACGATGCTATTGTTGTTAGCGATTACAACAAGGGAACAGTAAGTTATAAGCTAATAGAGGAACTAATTGAAACTAAAATTCCTGTATTTGTAGATACAAAGAAAACAGACTTAGAACGATTACAAGGAGCCTGGGTAAAGATCAACGAATCCGAATACAGCAAAGTTAAAAGCGAGTGTACTGGATTAATAGTAACACTGGGGGATAAAGGAGCAACAGCTATACATCATGATATTAATCATCCAGCACCGGCTGTAGAAGTCAGTGATGTGTGCGGTGCTGGAGATACTTTTTTAGCTGCCCTAGCATACAAATGGTGTGATACAAAAAATATCAATGACGCTATAAAGTTTGCCGTTAAGGCCGCTAGTATTACTGTTCAACATTTGGGAAATTACGCACCTACATTAGAGGAAATAAAATGACAGAAAGATTAACTGGAAAAGTAAACAAGGGTTGGGGTTTTGAAATTATATGGGCCACCAACGATTACTATTGCGGAAAAATATTAGTGTTTGAAAAAGCAGGAAATAAATTTTCTATGCACTTTCATAATAAAAAAGATGAAACTTGGTTTGTAAATTCAGGCAAATTTAAATTGCGTTGGATTGATACTAAAGATGCCAAGATATATGAGCAAGAATTAAACGAAGGAGACACGTGGCATAATCCTCCGTTACAACCTCATCAGCTAGAAGCAATGACAGACGGTGCTATGGTATTTGAAGTCAGTACCGCTGATTCTGTAGAAGACAATTACAGACTTGCTCCTGGTGATAGTCAAAAGAAAGCAGAGTAATGAATATCTATCTAGACATGGACGATGTAGTAGCAGATTGGTTTGGCTACGCTAGAGAATATCTCAATGAACCGTTATTCAAAGACGGCGATATACTACCAGACACGACTTGGCAAAAATTAAAAAATGATCAGCGTATGTATAGTAAGTTGCCAGTGAAAGAAGGAGCATACGAGTTAGTTGAGTGGTGTAGAAATTATAGACATAATAACAACGCAGGATTATATTTCTTAAGTGCTATCCCTAAAGGCAACGATATGCCGTGGGCACCACAAGATAAAGTATTCTGGGCACACAAACATTTTCCAGATATACCTGTATTTCTTGGGCCGTATAGTTTTGATAAATGGGTCCGTTGTTCGCCAGGCGATATCTTAATAGACGATCGCAAATCTAACTGCGAGGACTGGGACCGTGCTGGCGGAAGGTCGCACATTTATTGTAGTTGGTTAGAATGTAAACAATGGTTGGAGACTACATTAGTATGATTATAGTCACAGGCGGTGCTGGATTAATAGGTTCTAATATAGTTAAAGGCCTAAATGGTCGGTCCATTAGTGATATTTTAATTGTTGATGATATAAACAAAGACAAAGAAAACAATCTTAGGGATTTAAAATTTTCAGAAATTATATCTCCACAGGATTTTTATGGCATTTGGAATCATTGGTTAAAAGTTGATGTTGTATTTCACGAAGGTGCGATATCATCAACTACTGAACGAGATCAAAATAAAATTGATCAATACAATCTACAGCCTAGTTATTGGCTTGTTGACCAAGCTGTAAGAAATAATTTTGTTTTATCATACGCTAGTTCGGCATCAGTCTACGGTGATAGCAACACATTTGTAGAATCACAGCCTCTTAACCCTAGGTCATTGTATGCTATTAGTAAGATGTTAGTTGATCAATATGTGTATTCTACGTTATTAGATTATCCCAATGCTAACATACAAGGTTGGAGATATTTTAATGTCTATGGAAAAAATGAAATTCACAAGAAAGATCAAGCAAGCCCTATTACTAAATTTAGTCAACAGGCCTTAGACACGGGAAAGATACAAATTTTTAAAAACAGTGAAAATTTTCAAAGAGACTTTATCTGTGTTGACGATATAGTAAACATAAAATTAACAGCTTCAAATAAAAATTTTAATGGAATCTTTAATTTAGGAACAGGAACTGCTGTGTCTTTCCGTGAAGTAGCTGATTTAATATCAAAAAAATATTCAGCTGCGATTGAAGAAATTGAATTTCCTACAGATTTAATAAATCAATATCAGAGATATACCTGCTCTGATAACACAAAATTAATTGAAAAAATAGGAGACTATAAATTTATGTCTGTCGAGTCTTTTCTTTCAACAATATAATTTTCTTTTCTAATTCTATTCTAATGTTTTTTAATCGAGCTCGTTCCTCACTCAATCTAGTACCATTAGATATTAATTCAAAAGATTCTGAGATAGCATCGATATTTTTAGCTTGAGATAAAAATCTTTTATACAGTTTTTCTAATTCTAAACTTTTAGTTTCTTTTATAAAAGTTTCGTAACGTTTACAGTCTGATATAAAATTTTTATTTTTAGTAATAGATAATTTCATAACGAAGTCCCCATTAGTAATATAGTATCAATTTTAGTTTTGATAATTTTATTTGTGAGGGTATTTTTTAATCCAGTATGTACACCTTTTGGTAGCACATCGATCATAGTCCAACAAAAAGTTTGATTGTTTGATGGGACAAATTCTTGTTCAACTAAACAAATATAAGTGGAAAATTCAAAACCGCTATCTTGACTTAGATATAATTCAACCGGCACTAATCTAGCTTCTTGCCCATAATATTCTTGGATAATAGATTGAGCATCTTCAACAACAGATTTATCTCTAGGAAAACTTGGAACAGTCCATTTGAGATCTTCTAGAATCATTAGTACTCTAGAAGTTTTTTTAGATATGAAAAGTATACCGGCATGTTTCTGCATGCCTTTATATATCATCCTTCTAAGTCAAAACTCCAGTATCCGGCTGTATATTCGCCCTCAAATGATTTAAGCCATTGACCATCTTCCCATTTGTACTGGATACCAGTTTTAAGATTTTTAATGTAGTAAGGTTCAGTGTGCTCAATCAAAGGATCAAAAATCACTGCCCAACTATCACCGTCCCATTCAATTATAGAATTTGCGACCGCCACAAAGTCCGAATCATCAGAATTTTTCCATGCGTCAGCACCGTCAACATTGCCCTCTGATCCAATATCTTCTAATATTAGATATTTTGTTCCCAGCAGTAAACTTGTTCTGGGGTCATATGTCTGCGGATTTATAATAGCGTTAATGATTAAGTCAGTTTGAGGTTCAGAATCAGAATCAAAATCTACTACTAAAAATTGTGAATCCACTTCATTGATACTAAATGTACCCACCAACTCATAGCCGCTAGGTTGTAAGAATCTAATTCGACTTATACCAGGACGATATTTTCCATACTGGGGAATAATTTTATTCCAGTCAATCACAGCAGCAGCCTTTTTAGGTATGTCTAACCCACTTTCAACAACAGCTTCATTAACATCTAAAGCACTAACGTAATATGATCCTGTTTCAAAACCTGTAACAGTCTTTGATGAAAGTAATAATACACCAAAGTTTCCAGGAGTGGTAATAATTGATGTTGATTTAATATCTTTAGAATCAACTGGACTATTAAATGCTAGCTCGGCTAATGGTTTTAACTGTCCATCATCGTCAAACATATTCATAATAATATTCTGTACGACACCAAGTTTTTTAACTTTAACTGGCGGACTTATATAGATAGGCATTTCAAAATCTAATGAACATATATCTATATCAACTTCGGTTCCTTGGGGAATAGCTCGAGAAGTAAAATTAGATGCGGTTAATTCAACAACACTAAGACTAGTCCAATCAATGTAATTGTCTGTGGTTTGTACTTCTAAGCTAGGATTGAATAACACTAATATTTGTTCTAACAACTGTAGTTTTTGATCGGTGTTAGAACTCCAAATGTCTGCTCTCATGCTTAGTTTAAATGGTGTAGGCATTAATCTTTCAATGGTATACCCGCCACCTTGTGTATTATCATATATAGGTTGACCTGTTTCGTCATCAAACGATTCAAAAGATCTACCACGGATACTAACTTTACTAACATAACTTGCGTCAGCTAATCTATTTCTATCTAGTTCTATTCCAGTAATATAACAGGCAATCTTAGGAACGCTAGGCATTTTGTTTTCAGAATTTTCTCTAATAATCTGTGCTACCTGTTTAGTAAGATCGCCATAGGCTACTGGAACTTGTTTTAAAGATCCATCGCCCGCTTGATACTTAAACCCAATAAAGATACGCATAAACTGAGTTACGTATCTTCTTATCTGTCCGTCATAGAAAAAATCCATTATTCATCCGCCTTAGGTCTTAATGCTTTGCTCAAGCTCTGTTTTTCTTTAACCAGTTTGCCATCTATCATTCTTTCATTTGTGTTATTGATAAATGTGCCTTTTTGGTTTTGTCTTGTGTCCCTACCTTCAAATCTTTCTCCAGATTCGGTGTCAGAAGTTCCAAGATTACTCATGGTCATTCTTACGTTGTCTTCGTATTTGACCCAACGCTTGCCATTGAATCTAAACAATCTCTTAGGGAAATAATCTGTTCTAAGACAGAACTGCCCTTCTACTGGGGTGCCGGGGAACGTAATACCGCTGGTAAAAGGAGCACCGTTGGGAGTTGCTCCATCTTCGTGATAACTTTGATATCCATCTTTGGTTGGTGTTGCTATAATGACACTGGCATCTACCGCAGCACTTTCGTTGCTGGCTTCAATATCACCGTCGTCTGTGGTGACTAGTTTTACATTTCCTTGCTCATCTAATGGTACGGTGTAATACATTGTGGTATCATAGCCACTCTTGGGAGCATCTGATTCGGCTTGATCTAATACTGCTTCGGTGATACGCATCTCTGTTTCATAGGTGCTCATTATATCACGCAAGGTAGTATTAGTATCCTCTCCAGTATCGTCGGCTAACCCATCTAGAATCTGTTTGAATTCTTGACTGTCTACTAATGGAGTACATTTTGCTCTATACAAGTGTGGATACCATGTGGCAGAAAATCCCTCTGCAGCTCGACTAACTTCTTCTATAACATAAAATCTTTTTAGAGCAAATTTTAAATCGTTCAAGGCATTGTAATCTTTCAAATGCGGTAGCTCAATAACGTCCCCAGCTAGTAATTTTCTACCTATTTTTTCTACAGTATCATTAATATGGAAAGTGATAAAAACTGTGTCGTTCTGTAAAAATAAACCAAACTGTGATAGATTAAAATCTAGATCGCTTATGTTGTATACACCTCTCAAAATGTATACATCGGGGTCGTATTTTCTGTCTCTGTTTTCTAGAAACAACAAATCTTGTATTTGTAACTCAGGAATACCACCAGTATAAACCGGTGTTGTAGGTGTGCTAGCACCGGGCAACGGATCACCAGGTCCTATATATTTGTGAACTAAAACATCTGTACCACCAACTTGGAACATTTCCCAGATATTTTTGTCTATAAATTTGTAATCATTGCCTTTTTCGGGCATGTATAAACTGAGTCTTGGCATAGTCATATATTTACCGCTGTAATAAATACTAGCATGAGCCAACTAGATCAAGAAAAACAAAAAGTATTCGACTATTGTCGCTTAATGCTGGGCGACGGCATGGTCGACGTAGAACTAGACCCGCAGCACTACGAAACAGCAATTCAGCGTAGTTTAGCAGTGTTTCGGCAACGAGGGGATAATTCTGTAGAAGAAAGTTTTGCGTTTTTAACCCTATCCGAAGATCAAAACGTTTATACCTTACCAAACGAAATCCAAGTAGTACGGGAAATTTATCGACGAAGCATTGGATCTAGATCTGGTGGCGGTGGCGGTGGAACAGTGTTTGAACCGTTCAACTTAGCCTATACAAATACCTATTTGTTAAGTTCAACTAATATGGGCGGGTTATTAACATATGAATTGTTTGCTGGGTATCAAGAACGTGTG